CAGCGCAGCGGCTAACACAACAGCGAGTGTTCGTCTCATCGGCGACTTGCCCTCCATTGGCGCTTATAGTGCTTCCGGCAGAGCCCATGCAGCTTGGCCGGCTGATCGCAATCGACGATGGCGCAGTCCTGACCAAGCCATTTCGCGCTGCTGCCGCGGCGGACGTTGTCACCATGTGTCACAGGTTCCAGATGATCGAACCGCACACAGGCCCGGACGCGACATAGATGGTCGAGTTCCAACCCATCCGGAATCGGCCCCACGAACCGTTGGTAGCCCCAGCAATGGGCGGTAGCCGTCTTGCCTATCGACTCGGGGAACTGCCCGTAGCCGGTCCAATACAGCGCCCCGGTCCAGATCCAGCACCCGCCCGGCCCGTTCTTGTCGACGCGAGCCCACCAGCGATCTTCAACGGTGCCGGCATGCCGGATGCGTAGGCGGGTTCCCGGATTGCCATGACGCTGCCAGCGTCGGTAGTGCTTTAGGCACCAACCACGCGCCTTCAGTGGCTCTCCACAGATCGAGCACCCTGTACCATCCATGCACCCATTTTATCAGCCAGGAAGGCTGATAGGATAAGAACTTACTTGGTAGGTGCCCTGCCCGGCGAACACCTCGGGCGTGAACTTCTGGAGGTCGCCGTCGCCGACGCCGGTGATCGGCAGGATCGCGCCGCCCTGGGTCGCGGACAACTCGATCGTGTCAGCGTCGACCACGGTCTTCACGAAATAGATCGTGTCCTCCGCCATGCCCGCCGGCAGCGCGGCGCCGATTGATGCCCAGACGATGATCTGATCGTTCACCGAGAGCCCATGCCCGGGTGCGTCCAGCTGGTCGGCGGTGACACCGCCCGCGTCCACCGAGAACGCCCGTCGAGCGACCGAGCCAGCGGGCAGCCAGGCCAGCAGCGACCCGGCGGTCAGCGCCGTGCAGACGCCGACCGCCTTGACCGTCGTACCGGCAGGCACGTCGAAGGTCGCTGGAAGGCCGGTCGCTGGCGAGATCGATCCGGCCGCAGCGCTGGCCGTGAACGTGATGACCTTCCGCGCGTAGGCCGGAGAGCCGCCGGTGACCTCGTTGGTACCGATGATCGGTGGGAACGCGGTGAACAGTGCCAGGTGCGAGCCGGACGTCACGAATCCGTTGGTCGCGGCCGAATTCAGCAGCGCATTCTTTGTCGTGTCCGGCAAGATTGCTGTCACTGCTCAGCTCCCCACGGTCGCACGGTCGCTCCTGGCTACTTGTCGTTGCCGAACGGCGGGCAATGGTCATTGCCGCCGGCCTGGCACTGCGTCGAGCCGTTGTTCGAGTGCCCGGAGTTGCCGACCGGCCCGTCGGCCAGCGCGCTGCCGGCGACCCCGACGGTGAGCGCGGCCGCGGCGGCCAACGCGACGATGAGCCTCTTCGGCCTGGACATGCTGCCTCCTTCGGGTTTACTTGCTTATAGGGACCTTCACCGGACGGCAGACGAGCCAGTCGCACTGGCGTGGCTCATCGGCGATCCCGTCCGGCTGCCACCGGGTCATCGCGCTCGCGGCCACCTCGAACGTGTAGCCGAGATCGGTCAGGGTCTGCTCGAGGTCGGCGCGCTGGTAGTAGCCGTAGATGTCGTGGCATTCGACGAACAGGACCGGCCGGTACCGGTCCAACAGGCCCCGCATGCCACGGAGCGCGTGGAGGTCGGCACCTTCCACGTCCAGCTTCACCAGATCCAACCGGCCGATGTCCTGGAGCTCGGGGGTCTCGTCGAGCCGGCCCGCTGGCACGGTCCCCTCACCGTTGGAGGCGGCGAGGACCCGCATCGAACCGCCCTCGGTCTGCCCGGTCGGGTCGTCCAGCCGCAGCTGCGTCCACGAGTCCCATGCGGCCAGCTGCACCACCTGAACGTTGCCGATGTCGTTCATGGCCAGATGCCGCCGCAGCGTCGCCGCGGTGGCGGGGTTCGCCTCGACCGCGACCACCTTCGAAGCCTTGCGTGCCAGCCGCAACGCCCAGTGGCCGACATGCGCGCCAACGTCCAAGAGCACCCCTTCGTCGGGGAGCAGCCCTTCGAGGATCGTGCGGTTGGGGCCCTCATGGTCGGCGAACCCGATCCCATCGCCGGTGGTCGGGCCGCGGTCCAGCCACAGCAGCCCATCGGCCTCGCGGACCTGCGCGTGGAGCCGCTTGCCGTCCCGGGGACGCAGCGCCTCCTCACGACGCGCGGCCAATGCCTGCTCCAGCTGCGCCAGTGCCGGCACCCAGTACCGCTCGGTGACCGTGTCCGCGTCGTAGTCCTGCGCGAACGCCCACGCCTGCGCACGCAGGTCCTCGTCGCGGGCATGCTTGTAGGCCTGCTCGTACGCGTCGACGATCGCGCCGATCAGCGGCCGCCGTGCCCAGGCGAGCTGGGAGTCGTGCCAGAACCGCTCCCCGGGCACCTTCCAGCCAGCGCCGAGCAGCTCCGGCATCGCGGTGGTGTCTGCCACGATCACCGGCGTCCCACAGGCTTGCGCTTCCATGATCGGGATGCCGAACCCTTCCCCCCAGGAGGTGTTGGACAGCACGTCGGCGGCCCGGTAGATGTCGGCGACCGCGGTGGCGGGCATCCCGATCCGGTACTGATACTGGTCGCTGAAGATGTAGCTCGACTTCGGGAGCTTCTCCAGCAGTGTGAGGACGTTGACGCCGTAGGAGGACTGCACGTCGGTGTGCAACGCCAGGACCGCATCGGTGTGGCGGCGGCGGAATTCTGCGAACGCGGTGATCTGCTCCGCGAACGCCTTCCGGGAGGCGTCCTTGCCGACGTTGGCGGCCACGACCGCGACCACGAACGCATCCTTGGGGAGACCGGCCCGCACGCGGGCCTCAGTCTGGTCGGCCGGATGGAAGACTTTCGGATCGTAGCCGTGGGGCACGTACAGCGGTTGCAGGCCGGCCTCGACGAGCTTGTCCCGGCCGAACTTGCTCATCGCGATCGGGATCGCACCAGACTTCTGGAACCAGCCGGTGATCATGGGGGGGACGGTCTCATGGTCGACCGGGGTCCACGCGGCCACGCTCATGTGCTCCAGCAGCGGGACCTGGAACGTCCACACGTCACCCAGGGTGATGACCATCCCGCGGGTGGACACCTCACTGAACGCATCACCATCACCAGCGCCGAAGTGAGCGATCGCGTGGGGGATGAGCACGTCGCAGCCGTAATGCTCCGCGTAGGAGGGCAGGCACAGCATACCTTCCCAGTTCCGCCGGATGCCTTGCAGGCCGTAGTAGCAGGAGATGGCCACATCATGGCCCAGGTCCCGGATCCGGCGGGTGAACAGGCCCGTCTGGGTTCCATAGCCGGTGCCGATCCAGGGCGCGACACTGTGCCAGAGCAGCCTAATTGGAACCACCACCGTGGGCTGCCTGCTGGTGGTCGGCGATCCGATGGCCGGGGACGACCGCGAAACAGGTTGGGCAGTAGGCAGCCGTCATAGCCGCCGCCTCCGGTGGCTCCTTGTCGCTGTCCATCTCCAAGGTGAGCGGAATGAGCAGTCGCATTGGCTGGTCTCCTTCTCCATGCTCCGTGTCCTTGGAATGTGACGGGGAGCCGGGCCACGGAGGAACCCGGCTCCCCTTCCCGCGCAGGAACGCGGGCTACGTGCGGACGACGTTGCCTTCGCTGTCGCGTGGAAGCGGTGGCCGGCCCCGCTTGGGCGGCTCAGCCGCAGCCGGCTTCGGTGGCTTCACGTCTTCCAGGACCGTTCCGCCACCGGCTGTGGCGAAGGTCCGCCACCAGTCCACCGCTGCCTGGTCGTTGTCGTCGACCTCGATGACCTCGTCGGCCAGCCACGACCGGTACCCATCATGGACATAGCCCGAGCTCGGCCCCACCAGTTGCACTCGCATCGGTTGGGCTCCTGTCAGAGGAGGTACTTGACGAACGCCTTCGGACGGATCACGTCGCCGCCGACCCGAAGCTTGAACAGGAACCCGACGACCCCGTCAGCGGCGAACAGCTCGTCGAGTCGCTGCATGGTGATCTGCTGCCGGTCCACGACCGCGTAGCCGGCGTTCAGGTTCGCGAACAGGACCGACGCGTCGACCGCCGCCGCGGACGTGGCCATCGCGGGGAGCCACTCGAGGATGTAGAACGGCTTGCCCCACAGCGTGTCGGGGTCGCCGACCCGCATGCTGGGGACCCACAGGTAGTTGGAGGTGGTGTCCTTCAGCAGCGAGATCCCCTCGGCCGCATCCGTCGACGCGAAGTACGCGCCGCCAGGACGCAACCGTGCTGGCATGCGGTACTGCATCGACCGCAACCCGTCGCCGGTGGGGGTGGCGTTGGTGCCGGTGACCGCCTGGGTGATCAGCGGGCTGGCCTGGGTGGCCCGCATCGCGATCCCCCACGGCTGGCTGGTCCCAGTGCCGTTCCCGAACGCGTCGTCCTCGAGTTGCGCGAACAGTTCCCCGACGACGGTCTGGACCAGGGAGACGAGGTTGAAGTCGGTGTCCTGGAGCTCGTCCACACCGATCTTGGCGAGGCCGACCAGGTCGTGGACGGAGATGACGTCGGCGGTGGTGGTGCCGGGGGTCGCGTCACGGCCGGTGGCAGTACCCGAGCCGGTGCCCAGCACCTCCAGCTTGCCCCACGCCGCGGTGCCTGCGGTGAGCGAGCGGACGTCGACCTTGTCGGAGGTGGTGGGGCGGATCAGCGGGTTCGCGGACCGGAAGATCGCTAGGTGTGGGAGGTCCTTGAAGATCGGGGTGGCGATGTCGTGGGGGACCAGGATCTCACCGGTCGCGTCCTCGACGAGGGCGGCCTTCTCTTCGAGGGTGAGGGACTGCTTGCCGCTGCGCATCGCCTTGGCGAACCGCTGGACCGCGATCCGGGAGTTCGCCTGCGACATCGGGTCGGTGCCGCCGGACTGGACGGCCTTGGCCTCGCCCATCGCGGCGATACCGGCCAGCACCTGACCGTCACCGTCGGGCTTGGACGCCCAGGTCTCCAGGTCATCCTGGGCCTTCTGCGCCTCGGCGAGCTCCTTCAGCCTGGCCGCCTCGACCAGCAGGGACTTGCGCTGCCCGACCTCCTGGGTGGTCATCTTGGTCGGGTCTTCGTACCGGTCGTTGATCGCCCGTGCGAGGTGGATGCACTGCAACGACTTGTCCAGCAGATCCTGGTGACGCGTGGTCACGGGTTACTCCTTCCCAGGGCCTGGTTGATTTCTGCCTCGAGCCGCGCGGCATCTTCGGTGACACGCAGGTTCTCGAGGAGCTGCTGGGAGTAGGCGGCCCCATCTGCCGGGGTGCCTTGGGGTGCGTCGTCACGCGGCCCTGGGTTGGCAATCCCCAGCGCGTACTGCTCTGGGGACACCGTCGCAGGTGGTTCCGGGTCCGCAGTGCCAGGTTCGGCGGCTGCGGGGATGGTGGGCTGCCCGTCGGCCAGCCCGGCCATCTCATCGTCAGGATTGTAGACGCCGAGCAGGATATGCGCGGCCGCCTTGGCGGCCGGCTCATAGCCGAGGTCGAGCGCCTTGCGCATCGCTGGCGCCCATATGTTGTAGCCGAGGCTTGACCGGCTCGGCATGCCAGCCAGCGACAGCAGGCTCGGTGGTGGGTCCTCGCCGAGCTGGCCGCGGTACAGGCCGACCAGCGCACGCGCTGCCGCCTGCTTCTTCTCCGCGCTGACACCGGTCACCGCGCTGACACCATGCCCACCAGCAGCAGCGTGGACCGCGTTGCGGTTCAACACCCCGCTCGGCTCCCGGACGGGGAGCTTGTAGCCAGCCTTGGTTTCGGTGGCACCCTCAACCGTGATCAGACAGGCGCGGCGCCACTGCTCCAGCGTGTAGTCCGCCTCGGTGAACTGCGACCAGGGCGTGTCCGAAACGGCCTTGCCCTCGCCGAGCGACTTCACCGACGCGAGCTGCGCAAGCGGGTTCGCGGGGACCGGGGTCAGCGAAATCTCCAGCAGTCGCGCCTCCCGGATCGACCGGACCGCTTTGCCGCCGAGAACCTTCAGCGACTGGTGGACCGGCAGCCACCCGACCGACACACCCGACAGGTGCCCGTCCTTGGCGAGCTGCCGGGCCCGCTGCCCCTGCTCGTCATGGGTGAACCCTGCGCGGAACCACAGCCCCTGGGCGACGGACTTCAGCTGCGTGACCGACCCGATGATCCGGCTGATCGAGTCGCCATGCCAGTCCAGCAGCGGCACCTTGCTCTTGGACCGGGACCAGTCCTCCGCGGACTTGGCCAGCGCACCCGTCTCCAGCAGATCATCCTGCAAGTCGACATTGCCATAAACCGCGGCCAGCCCGGTGATCTCGCCGGCGCCCTGGTCGGTGACGGCCTTCTGCTCGATCTGGGTGAACAGCCGCCTCAGTTCGTCCATCTGCTCCACCTCACGGATTGCCTGCTGGCCGGCTGCCGGCTCATTGGCGTATAGGGCGCGTTGCTGCGCGAGAGCACGTTCCTTGGTGGAATGGCCTGGACGCCTGAGCAGCGCGACAAGCTGAAGCGGCTGGCCGCGCCGCTGTTCAAGGCCGCCGCGCTTGAGCAGGCCCGCCTGGACTGCGGACTGATCGACCAAGCCCCGCCACTAGCTTAACGACGGTCCACGGCATGGCCGTTCCCGTTCGTCGACACCAGCTGCTTGCGCCGTTCCAGGAAGTTCACCGCGTAACTGGCTGCCTCCAGTTGCGCCGATGCGGGCGGCTGCTGGAGCTGCGGCTGCTCGCCAAGATGGGTGGGTGTCACCCCCGCCGGGGTCAGGAACACGTCGCCACCGTCCACTGGGTCGAGATCGACGGTGCGACGGAAGTCGTTGATGGTGATCCCACCCCGCGCCAGCGCGTTCGTGGCGCGTTCCCATCGGGCCGACTCTGCCTCCCGCAACGCTGGCACCGCGCTGTTGTCCCAATCCACCCGGGCCCGCGCCCGACCCACCCCAGCGAACTCGGGGAGCAGCTGCCCCCGGACCGGCGCAACAAAACGTCTCTGAAGTCCGAAAAGGGATTCTTCCCACATCGAAGCACGGGCTTCCTGCATGTTCGAGAACGTTGACCGGTCCAGCCCGGTCTTCGCGCCGACCAGCACCGCCGGCACCCCGAGCACCGAGCAGATGTGCGTCTCGGTGTACGCCCGCAGATCCCCGAACTCGAGGTCGGTCAGGGTCATCCCCAACGGGGTGACCTTCATGCCCTGCTGCAGGAATGCCGGGTCGCCCTTCCGGTTCCCACCGAACGCTTTGCGCCACTTCGCCTTCAGCTTGCTGGTGACCTCCTCGTTGGTCGCCTCCGCCGTCTCGATCACCACGCCAGGCACCGCATAGTTGCGGAGCAGCGTGTCTACGAAGTCCGTGGCGGCATTGTCCAGCGCAGTCGCGCGTGCGGCTGGCCGCAACTTCGGCTGACCGAAGTAGGCGTCCTGCGGATTCGGGTATTTCACATGGATCAGATCACCACGCGGGATCGGGATGATCTTGGCATTCACGGTCCGAGGCTGCGACGACGGATCGAGGATGTACCCGTAGTCCCACACCCGCGGGCTGGACGTGGGGAAGATCCGGATCAGGTCCGGACGCAACGGCCACAGCTCCGCCGGCAACCCATCCCGCCCACGAAGGATCAGCCAATAGCAGTTCCCCGCAAGATCCAGATAGGTCACGCTGAGCTCGAGGAAGCTGAACTCATCGGTGACTGGATTCGGCTGGGCAAGCAGTCGCCGGAGCCGATGATCCTCCAGCGGCTCACCCTGTCCCGATGGGTAGACCCGCAGCACGCTCTGGGGAAGGTTGCTTGCCTTCATGAAGATGCACGCATAGACCAGCTCATTGCGGCCGTACCCGCTCCGCGCCGACGACTCATAGCTCGAGTCGGGATACAGCGCCCCGTCCAGGTTCGGCTTCCCACCGGCGAACGCGGGGATGGTGATGATGTTCCCGCCGAAGTCCTGATTGGTGGGGAAGCCCTGCTGTTTCCGCTCGACCTGCGGCGACCCGGTGATCCATCCCACGTCAGGCCGCCCTGTCCAGTGTCATCCCCAACCACAGCAACAACGCGCCGAGCACCAGCAGGGCCGCCCCCAACCGGCCGGTCACCAGGCCCGCGCCGGCCGGGAGGACCGCCACCCCAGCCACGACCGCTGATGCGCCGGTCATCTGCTGCGGCATCGCCCGGACCTTCGGCCACACCCCGAGCACACGCTGCTTGGCGGTCTCCAACCACTCGGCACGCTCCCGCGGCCAACCAACTTCGACCAGCAGCCCGAGGGTGAGCAGCGACCAGCCCGGACCGGCCAGCAGCCAGATCCCGACGGTCGCGAAGATGATCGCAACGATCCTGCGATGCATTAGCAGCCTTTCGGCTAGAAAATGTCAGGCGGTGGCGTTGATTCGACGGCTTCGTGGCCACGAGCCACATGCCCCCACATGGCCCCGGTCACCGCGATCAGCGGTGACGGGTCCACGACAATCGACTTGAGAGACCACAACCAGGCGTCACCAAGATCCCGCTTCTGCGCTCCCGCCAGCGCCGCATTCAAATCCGGCTGGTCCAGATGCCGCAGCCACGGCGGCAGATCCACCTTCGGGTTCGCCCCAGTCGCGTCATACAGCGACGCGCAACCATGGGCAACCTCCCGGACCGACTGCTTCAGGATCTCCAGCCCAGCCGCCTCCGCCTCCGCGATCAGCGACCACGCCGGACCCGAGGGGGCAATCACCGTCGCGCACGGGGACCAGCGGTCCCGGCGGTCGACCCGCTCCTTCAGCCACGGAACCACCCAGCTTGTCCCGCGGCGATGCTCGACCACCTCGACATGCGACAGCCCATCCGCCCGGCAGCCGGCAGCGCCGATAGCCGCCCACGTCCGATCCGAGGTCACCGCAACACAGAACGCCGGCCGGTCCACGATCTGCGACCGGGGATCCGCCAACGCCTCCCATGCCTGCCGGCCGATGACCAGCCAGTCCGCGGGGGTCTCGTCCAGCCACTGGTTCAGGTACGCGCGGCGGAACTCCTCCAGCGGCATCGACTGGAACTCCGACCGGACCGCATCCTCAGTCACCGTCCACCCCAGCGCCGGCATGCACGCCCACCACGTCGCCGGGTCCGCCGGGTCCGCATCGTTAGGTGCCGACCACTCGAAGTAGGCCACCCCGCTGGTCAAACCCGCCTCGGCCGCCAACCGGCCCGCCTCGACCTTCCCCCACAGGTACGGCGACTTCGACTTCGACTTCCCCGCCGTGGACACCACATCAAGCTGCGGTTCCGGGCGGGTGATCATCGCCGGCGCCATGCCCTGCTCGACCCGGGCGTCCTCCTGCGCGAACGCCTCGTCGATCACGCCTTCGTCCAGGACATCCCCATGCCCAGATTCCTCGGTTGGCGCGTCAAGGCCGTGGAGTGATCCGTTTCGCCAGCGGATCGCCTCCTGGCCGATCTGGCGGCGAACCGTGAACAGTGGCTTGAACTTCGAGTGCTCCAGGATCGGGAGGTGCTCGTCCTCCCACTTCTTCCGCGCCTTCAGCCGGGTCTGCGCGGTGTACACGATCACCTGCCGCCGGCCGAA